GAACCCGGCTCCTGGTCGGCACCAAGGTCCCCGGCCTCAACGGCGCCGAGGACGAGGTGCTGCGCACCACCGAGGACGCCCGGGAGTGGCAGGAGGCGGCCCGCCATGTGCTGGTCGCCGAGATCCGCGACCGCGCCGGCAAGCAGCTCGAGGAGAACCGGGGCTACCTGGACACCGTCCACGCCTCGATCGAGCTGTTCCAGAACAACCCCGACCTGGTCCCGGGCACCAAGGACTTCGACGTCGAGCTGGCCAAGCGGCTCACGACGCTGGCCGAGCCCTACGAGATCAGGCACGACGGCAAGCTCCAGGGCTACTCGATCCGGGTCCAGCCCCTCATCGACCAGATCCGGGCCCAGGTGGCGTCCGAGAGGACCGCGGCCGCAGCTGCCCCCTCCACCACAGCTGCCGCTGCTGCCCCGCCTGCGGCGGCTCGTGTCGTCGATCCGCCCCAGGCGGGGATCACCTCCAAGGCCGGTGGCGGCGGGGACGCGGCCGAGGACTTCTCCACGCTGTTCTCCACCATCAACCCGGCGCTCGCCGACTTCCAGATCTGATACCCCCTCCACCAAAGGAACTGCCATGTCCAACCCCCTCTTCGACGTCATCCCGGCCAAGGCCCGGAAGTACGTCTACGCCGTGCTGGCCCTGGCGGCCATCGTCTTCTCCGCCTACCAGGCCTCCAACGGCGACTGGGCCCAGCTGGTCGGTGGCCTCATCGTGGCGCTGACCGGGGCCACCGCGGCCTCCAACACCGCTGTCGAGGAGTAGGCCGTGAGCATCGTCGTGCTCACCATGAACGAGCAGGTCGACATCGACCCGGTCTTCGCGGTGCAGGATCTGCACAAAGGCGATCGCCAAGTTCAACCCTGACCTGGTCTTCCTCCAGGAGTGGAACCCCAACCGCAACCAGCTGACCAAGCGGCTGTGCCAGGAGCTGGGCTACGGGGTCAGCCGCGTGGGTGGCGCGCCGGTGCTCTACAAGCTCGCCCGGTTCGGGTTCCTCCAGGCCGAGGCCGAGCTGCTCTCCAAGGCCGAGTTCGTCGGCCACCTGCCCGGCCGGCGGCCGCGGCTCGGGGCGAACTACACCACCCGGGTGCTGCTCTACGACTACCGCACCGGCGGGAAGGTCTCGGCCCGCTCCTACCACCTGACCGCTGACGCGCAGAAGGGTGGCGGGGGCTACAAGAAGGACCCGCGCTACCTGCTGCGGGTGCTGCGCCACCGCCGGGAGCGTCGTCGCCTGGGCCACCTGGCCCGCCGTGACCTCCAGGGCGGCCGGCTGCCGATCCTCGGCGGCGACAGCAACTTCCACATGATGCGGCTGCGCGGGCTCGTCAACTGCTGGCGCGACTCCACCGAGGGCACCCTCGGCTGGCGCGCGGTCGACATCGTCTTCGCCCCGTTCAAGCCCAAGACGGGGCCCTACACGTTCAAGACCCGAAGCGATCACCGCGCCGTGTGCGTGGTCTACCCCTCGAGGCACCGATGACCAACTACCCGATCCCCTCTCCCCCGGTCTTCGGTGGCGTGCCGCACGTCCACTCCGGCCGGGACAACAAGCCGATCCGCCGGGTGGTCATCCACTCCGCGGTGATGCCCTGCAGGGCAGGCGGCGCCCTCGCGCTGGGCCGGATGAACCTGTCCAGCACCACCGGCTCCTGGCACTACGCCACCGACCCGTTTGCCACCGTGCAGTGCAGCTTCGACTCCTACGTGTGCTGGCACGCCCCGCCGAACCGGGGCTCGCTCGGCATCGAGATGGCCGACTACCCCAAGCCCTGGCCCACCACCAGGACCAAGGCGGCCATGGCCTCGCTGCGGCGCCGGTGGCGCTGGCACGGCAAGAACCACCGCCTGATGCTGCACCGCACCGCCAAGCTCACGGCCGAGCTGCTGCTGGGCTACGACCTGCCGGTCCGGTTCCTGACCGTCTCCGACCTCCGCGCCGGCAAGCAGGGCGTCACCACCCACGCCAACGTCTCCAAGGCGTTCGGCGAGTCGACCCACTGGGACCCCGGTGCCTGGCCGCAGCGGCGCTTCATGCGCCTGGTCCGGCGCTACGCCGACGAGATCAAGAGAGGAGGTAACCATGGCTGACGCAGCCGAGCAGTTCCGCGCCCGACGCGGCATCCCGCTGGGACACGTCGACCACCCCGAGACCCCCGAGGTCGAGGAGTTCGTCGAGGTCTCCCCCACCGGGCAGGCCGAGGTCGTCGAGACCCCCGTCGAGGACGAGTGATGGGCGCCAAGCGCAACATCCTCTCCCTGCACCGGCGCATCGCCCGGGACAACGCCAAGACGATCGAGGCGAACTCCAAGGGCGGCCGGTACTACAAGGCCACGACCGCCGACAAGCTGGCGGCCGCGGTCATGCCGACCTCGCCGTTCATCAAGACGAAGGGCTGACCTGCTCGTGGCCACGTTCCCTGTCCACTACCGGCCCAGGCCGTACCAGATGGAGCTCCACAAGATGTGGCGCACCAAGCGGTACGGCCTGGCCGTGCTGCCCCGGCAGTCGGGCAAGGACGTGGCCGCGAGCATGGAGCAGGCCGAGGCCAGGCTCCGGACCGCCAAGACCACCGGGGTCTACATCAGCCTGAACAACCCCACCATCCGCGACATCCTCTACCAGAAGACCTACCTCTGCCCCCAGTGCGGCGCCTACGTGCGCGGCCTGCAGGACAACGTGCCCTCCGACCAGGTCGACTGGAAGGACACGGTCATGGAGGGCCGGTTCAAGAACCACAGCCGGCTCAAGCTGCAGGGCTACTTCCAGTCCGGCCAGGACACCTCCGGTGTCGGCTCGGCCTTCCAGGACTACACCATCACCGAGCTGGCGCTGTTCTTCCGCGAGGACCCGGTGCCCCGGCTGATGCCGATTCTCGACAACGAGAACGAGCGCAAGCGGCTCATGGTCGTGAGCACCCCGCGTGGCCGGCGCAAGAACCCGCTGTGGGCGCTGATGGAGTCCCTCGAGGGCAACCCCGAGGCGCAGGTCATCACCCGCACCATCGACGACCTGAACGAGATCATGCACCGCCACGGGCTGCCGCCGGTCCGGACCCAGGCCCAGCTCGAGCTGACCCGGGAGGCCTACCTCAAGCGGTTCGGCAACGACCGGATGTTCGAGCAGGAGTACTACTGCTCCTTCGACGAGATGGACGCGGCCGCCGTGTACGGCGAGGCGTACATGCGGATGGTCGCCGACGCCCGGGTCCAGTCCTGGAACCTCTTCGACCAGCACCCGGTCTACGTGGCCTTCGACATCGGCGCCAGCGGCAAGCACAGCGACGCCACCAGCTGGATCGCCTTCCAGTACATCAACGGCCAGCACTGGATCTACGACTGCGGCGAGGGCCACGGCAAGGCGCTGCCGGAGTACGTCGACGTGCTGCGCGAGAAGCACTGGTTCAACCGGATCGCCTACATGATCCTGCCCTGGGACGGTGACCACCACGAGAAGGCGGTCAACACCACGCCGGCGGACATGATGCGCCAGAAGTTCCCCAACGTCGCCGTGCTCGCCAAGAGCAACAAGGTCTACAAGATCCCCGGCTCGAGGCAGGGCGACTACGACATCATCACCGACATCCAGCAGACCCGGATGGCGATGCACAACATGCACATCCACGAGGGCAACTGCCAGTGGTGGCTGGAGTGCGCGGAGAACTACAAGTACGAGTTCAACACCAAGCTGCAGGAGTGGACCGACAAGCCCCTGCACGACAAGCACTCGCACATGATGGACACCACCCGCTACATGGTGCAGGCCACCAAGGAGCTCGACTTCTTCGGCGGCTTCTACGACGCACCCAACCAGGGCCAGTCCAGCGCGAGCTACACCGAGGACTGGTCAGGAGTGTGGGGACGATGAAGCAGGTCACGATCCGGCAGGCGCTGCAGCAGGTGGCCGACTACCCCGGCATGGTCGACGACAACCTGCTGACCAAGCCGACCCACGAGCTGATGGCCCGGGCCCTGTTCGAGATCGCCAACTCCCCCAGCCCCTCCGTGAGAGGATCCATGACGCGGGCCAACAAGGCGAGGAAGATGATCCTCGACCGGATGGCCGGCAAGCGACGGGCCGGCACGAAGCCGCTGTCGGGCCAGGCGTCGCAGCTGGAGTTCCTCGACCTGACGGGTGGTGAGCTGGGTGCCGGAGAAGCAGAAGGCCAAGCTGAGTGAGTGGATCATCGGGGCGATCCTGATGGTGCCGATCGCCTACGTCTTGTACCTGTTCATCTCCGTCGTCTTCCTAGGAGGAGGATCCGCGTGTCCACAGAACTTGTGCTAGCCAGCCCGAAGTTCCGGGGCCGGATCCCCGAGAGCCACCGCACCAGCCTGGACACGCGCATCGCGTGGCTGTGGCACCAGCGGTTCGGCACCGTGCAGACGGTCTACCTCAAGAGCCCCGACATCCTCGACCAGACCGCCGCGATCCTCTTCCTCCAGGCGATCATGGAGAAGGACCTGGACTCCATCGCCCAGGTCTTCCAGCGCCTCGAGGGTGGCGCGGTGACCGACGACCAGCTGGTCGAGGAGCAGGGCGCCCAGATCAGGGTCTGACCTGCCAGGGTGCCTGCTTGTCACTCGTGGTCACAGGCATCACACGCGCCTCATCAGGCAGCGTCTCCAGGGGCAGGAACCAGTCTCCGTGGAATCGGACGGCCTCGGGGTGATCGGGCTTCCTGACCCGGTTTCTGCGCTGCTCAGGGGCCATCGGGCGGTACCGGTGCCCGTCGGCGTAGACCCTGGTCCCGTCCTCCTCGACCCGGATGGGGCGATGCGTCACGACGCCGGCTCGTGGACCTGGTCGAGCTGAGGCCACCCGCAGGTGGCGCAGTGCCAGGAGACCACCGGGTTCGGGGCGAACAGGTGCGGCCGCTCGCTCACGGGTAGAGCACCCCCTCGGCGTACTCCGCGTACAGCGTGAGGGTCATCGGTCGATGCCGGCGCACGTACCACCCCGGCTTCACCCGGTAGGCGTTGGGCACCTTCCGCCCCATGATGTAGGTCATGTACGGCTTGCCGAAGTAGAAGCGCAGGACCTTGTTGATCTTGCGCAGGTCGGCCTGGGCCGAACCGCCCCCGGCCATGAGCTCGGCGATCTGGATGCCGGTGGCCCACTCGTAGACCATCACGGCTGCGACACGGTGACCGTGCTGCGGGGAGAGGTTGCGCAGGAACTTGCGGACCTCGCGCTCCCACTCGACCAGGTGCGGGTTCTCCTTGACCAGGTACTTGTCCTTGGTGAAGGGCATCCTCGCCCTCTTCTCATCCGGCAGGACGAGCTGGTCGAGGCGGTCACTCCCCGCCGCAGCGCGGGCCGTTGACGGAACGCGCTGCTTGTCAGCAGTCTCCTTTGTCGTACTTCTTCCTCAGTAGCGCCTCTATCTCTGTCAGGGCTGGCTGAGTGGACTCGGTCATGCCCTGATTGTCCCTTGTAAAAAAGAGAGAGTCACGCCCAGTAGGACGTGACTCTCCCTCTCACGCAGCCTTCTTGGCTGCGACCTTCTTCGCCGGCTTCTTCACCGGCTTGCCCTTGACGTGGGCCAGGGCCCGCTTCTCGACCACCTCGTAGGCCGCCGGCCTACCGGTCACGACCCTCCCGTAGCAGCCCTTGCAGCGCCCGACCCACTGGCCCGGGCCCTCCCAGACCAGGAAGAACCGGTGCGTGGTCAC